CCTCTCTTCTTTTTTCGCACAACTTGCCCATAGGCGTGTTTTTTGGAGAGATGACTCTACATTGTTAAGGTATTGTGTAGTTTACGGGATGCACCTAGAGTGAGAAATCAATTGTTTAATTACAATCATGCTCGATCAAGCATTCCCGGACCAGACCACATTCATTTGTGTGTCTTCCGTTCGTAGTCCCGACAGGGGAGACTGGAAATTGCCTTAATTTTCTAATTGAGGAAACAGTCAACCAGTGTTAAGTTGTGAACATTAACACTGGTCTAAAAACAGTAAAGCCTGTATACCGGCTGTGTTGGGTAGGTAACCCAATCTGTTTTTTGCGTTCCGGTTTAAGAAAGGATGTCTTTAGATAATCACTTAAGCTGAGGGATTTGTGCTCCTTAAGCACAAGGCATTCTCACCTCATTGAGTTAATTGGTTTTCGATCATACCACTTGTTTCGTTTTGGAAAAGTATAGGTGTCCAAGCACTTAGCTGCGTTTAGTGGGTTAATTGGTCAGTTTGAATAAAGTAGTAGACGTCTTGTTTTACAGGCAGACGTTTTGGTCTATTAGTCTCCCAATTGGGATATGAACCATTTCAAACCGGGGTTTACTTCAGGAAAACTCCCCTCTACAAATGAGGATGGTAATATAACACTTTTGGAAGAGTGTTAGCCGTAAATTTTGTAAGTGAAACAAATTCACAGGTCCCCTTGCCCTATCAAGATCCCGTTATAATTGTCGGTGCACAATTACAACCTGCTGGTGTTGCCAGGTTAAGCAACCCAAATGAAGACACGTCGTTGGAGCAACGTCGTCTTCGATTATTAGAATTATTGCAGACTCTAGAAGAACTTAGTCACTTTAGTAAGTCACCAGAAGAAATTTTTCAGTTGAAAGTTGGTACACGGTTTTATCGATTTGCTAAATCTTTATTTAAAACCATTGAATATGCATTCATCAAGGTTTTGCCTGATGGGTGTCGTTTTTTGTCTGCAGTTGGCAATATTGTCCGTCATGATGATTTACCTGATATAGTTAATATTTCTGGTATTGGTATTGGTGGAAAGAAAAAGAAAGTTCCTAAAACGCCAAATTTAGCTCAACAGGTTGCTAATTTGACAAAGAAGGTTAAGAATGTTAAAATAGCCGCAATTTCCTCTGTGCCACGCTCTGTTAAACGTGGAGGAGGGTTTAGTGAAAAGAATAATTCTAATGCCTATTATCAAGCAATTAGAGATCCATTTCACCCAGCTGCTGAGGGTTGCCGCATTCCAGATAATTATGCATTTCCAACTGCAACATATAAGTTAAAAGGCACTATCAGTGTGGTTTCACCAAACGGTGTCACTGCGGGTGGTATAGCATTATTACCACATCCAGTTATTTCTTATATTGATTTGAGTGGTGGCGTTTTTACTGGAGCTGCATTTACAGGATCCACATCTATGTCACAGTATTCCGTGTCAACGTCTATTTATGGAGCAACTAATCCAACCAACTTGGCTGGTGTCTTAACGACTTACCGTGTTGTAGCGTGTGGTTGGAAAGTTCGAGTTCAAATGCAAGAGTTAGATCGTACTGGGCGTTTAATGTTTGCTCCAATCCCAATGGCTAGAGATATGCCAGGGTATAATGCACTGAATCTACAGGTGCCAACACCTACGTCTGCGGCAGCATCTCGTATCCTTGCTGGATTATCAGCTCCCGTAGCCGTGTCATCTGCCATTTTGGGCCTGCCAGGTGCTCAGGAATGGTCATTACCCGATATGGGTGCTAAAGACGTGTTGTTGATTTCAAAACCATGTGCCCCAAATAGTAAGACTTTTCACACTGCTATAGGAGGAATCGGTTACAATGCCGCTTATAATAGTGGTGAAACTACGTTGTCCACTCCCGCTGGTGTCTTTTATACTGCTGATAGCTCTGATTTATTAGATGCTAGTGGTTTAACTGGTTATTTGTTGCACTTTGAAGGTACGCCCAATTCAACAAAACCAGTGATTGATATTGAGTATATCTACCATTTAGAGGGCACTCCAATTATTACATCAGCAACTACATTCCCTATTCCATCTGGTAATGTGGTTGGTGTAGTGGCTCCTGCATTATATGACAGGGCTGTAGAGTTAGCTGCCAAATTACCATGGGGACGAATGATTGATGCAGGTCTTGCTAACTTTGGTGTGTCATCATCTTTGGGAGCAAAAGTGGAGTCGGGGTATAAGATGATTAAGAATTTTTAATCCGTTATATGGTTATTAATTATAATGGTGTTGGCCTAATCCAACGTGTAGTTAGAGTTTACATAATTTTATATGATTTTAAGTTTAGTAGTGGTTCACTTTTTGTGTGTAGTGGTAATAAAAATTTTGTGTGTAAATTGTTTGTTTGTAGCTCTAGTTTGAATGGATGTAATGGTGAGTGGACCAACACTGATGATTTAGACTTTCATGTGGGGTCAGTTACTGGACCTAGAGGTAATGTTAAGCAAGCATTGGTAATGCCTCGGCGTAATAACTTGGGTGTCAATGGTAGATGTGATCCCCCTGTGGGTGGTTATGTGCCGCTTAAACTTCCACAGGACAATAAAGTCAATGCTGAGATACGTGTTCATGATTTACAACCACCTGAAAAGGTTGTTGGTGATATTTATTATCATATTCGTTGTGAATCAAAATATTATACGGATGGTGTTAGATTGTATACCAAGAGAATATTTGATAAAAGTATTGAGCCCGGTATGATGCTATGTAGTGAACATGGTCCTGGTTGGTGTAAGGTTTCTAAAGATGTTAAGCTTAATAAATTGCATGTAGTGGTTCCATTGTTTACTACATACGATTTGCCTGCTTTTTATTGTGATGGGGTTAGTTTTGACGCCCAACAATATTTTCTGTTAACTTTAGCCGTAGATGTCATTAAACAAACTGTTCGTCCTAATATTGACGCACAGTCAACGTACACAATGATAACTGCAAAAGCTGTTGGTGTGTATTTGAATGTGCCCCAGGAATGTGTTGAACAACTGGTGACTTTTTTCACACATGATATACGTTGTCGCATCAACATGAAGGACCGCTTATTCATTAATGCTAGTTTACGCACAAAAGATAAGTATGTTGTACAACCAGACCCAGGTAATATTACTATCTCAACATCTTTGCACAATCCATTTCGTCGTGATTCAATTAGGTGTGCCTTAGATCCTGTATATATCAGGAGACCAGATGTCAGTTTTGTATTGCATGGCCATGCATATATGCTTGGATCACAGAAGACAGGATGTCCAATGTTTAGAGAGGAGAATAATGTTACACCTAACATGTATCATACAGTAATGTTTTCTCTCGAAGGTCCCAGAAAATTCGTTGCGTATGATGTTAGTGGTTACAATGCTTGTATAGCTTTACGTCGAATAGCCGCAGTGAGGGATGGACCTGCTTGTAATTATGATGCAGAATTGAAGACATTTTTACCTGATTGTAATTATGATGCAAGATTGAAGACATTGCAAAATAGATTAGGGTATGACTTGCGTAAACATTGGAAAAAAGATGATTTGGATCGTGTTTGTTGGCCAACCAAATCATATGACATCGAAGTCAGTGAGACTCAGCATACGTTGGCTTGTCGCGATTTTATGGTTAAGCACTTGTTAATTATGATAGACCGGTGTGATCCCACTTATGTGCAGTGGATGGTGGATACGTATATAGGCACATCAAATTGGCTATATTACAAGATATTTGAAGCTAAGTTAACATATATTGAACCAATTTATTCTCGTAATGCATGTGGTGATTTGGTTCATGTTAAGCGTAAATTGCGACAGTGTTTTGTGCGCAACTGGAACGATCATTCAACTAGTCATGTAATGGGTGCATCTTTAAAAGCGCATGTTAAACGTGAATTAGCTAAACCGGGTAGTGTTGAGAAGCCAAAAGCTCCACGATTGTTTGTATCTTATGATGATGGTTGCATGTATGCTAATGAGTTACCTGAATATTTGAAGGTTTGCATGTGCGAACCTTACGTTGTTCAGATAAATGGATCTATTTATATAATTCGTATTTTTTCAAAACCTCGTATGTGCGAAATATGCAATGAGTTTGAATCTGCCATAAGTGCCCAAGGCGTGCCTGGCGTTCATTATATATTCATATATTCTGATGATTCAGTTTATATGGGTACAACTTTATCATCTCAGCGATATGCTAAAAATGTAGATGTGTCTAGCTGTGACTCTAATAATGGTCCTACACCCTTTCGAATTATAGGCGAAATGATGTCAAGATTTGATCATGAACGTGCTATTGGCCAGTTACTTCAGTGTCGTAAGGATATATGTTTAGTCAACCCATCAGATAAAACATCTAGTATTATAGTGTCCGTTGATGGACCATTTTTTGGTTCAGGGGTGACTATTACCACAGGAGGCAATTGCATGACTAGTTTTACAAATGCTCTTGGATTTATAGCAAGTATGGAATGTCCTAGTTTTTGGAGTGACCAACCAATTGAAGATCATATTATTTTTGGTGCTGAAATGGCAGGTCATAAGGTAACTATTGAGGATTGTGGTGACGTGTATGAAAAGATTCAGTTTTTAAAATTGTCTCCAATGATGACAACTGATAATAAATGGGTTATGTGTCGCAATTTAGGTGCGATGTGTAAAGGTTTAGGCAAAATAGAGGGTGATATGACGCAACAACAGTTAGGATTAAGCAAAGAAGCTTTTCGCGACATGCCGTGGGACCAGAGAATGGACCTATTCACGAGTAGTGTCATTGCATCATATCAACATGAGCCTTCTAACATATTGTTAGATGCCCTCAGGTCTCGTTTCAACGTACCAACTACATTAAAAGTTGAGTCGTCTGTATTAGAACGCCCTGTTAATAGTTATACTGTGACTATTGAAAGTGTATGCAGACGTTATGATGTAACCGCTCACGAATTGTTGAGTTTAGCTTCAAGTCTTGGAAAACTGGAGTTAGGAGACGTTATTGTTGATACAGCGTTAGAGGCTATATACCGGTTAGATTATGGACTATAATAGTCATTTTAGTCTAATACATGGTATTTGTTCTGCTTTACATTTAATTATAATTACATTTCATTATTTGGTTGTTTTATATAGTTATTTTACTTATTTTACATGTTTATGATTTGAAATATG